CAAGCGAGCAGTGAAGGAAATGCAGAAGGCATACAAGTACGGAACGCTCGCTTCAACAAAGGTTGATGCGAACACTGGACTCTTCCCATACGGATTCTCCCACACTGAGCGCATCGCTGAATGGGTTGACCGTCTCGCATCAATCTCTCCCGAGGAACTACACGAGGAAGAAGAAGGCGAGTCTCAGGAAGGCGCAGAAGGCGAATCAGAGGAAGGCAAGGAAGGCGAGTCTGTCAAGATTGCTCACTCCAACAAAGGTCGTGGTCGCCCCAAGAAAGGCACTGGCAAGCGATTGACAACAATCACACCCGGTGAGATTACTAGTCGTATCCCAACTTGGGCTGAATTGAAAATCGGCAAACTTGCAATGCCACTGGCAACGAAAGGCAACATTGGAAAGAAGCGTACTGCTTCTAACATTGGTCGCTCTCCACGCCGTATGCATCGTCTCATCACTGACCCACAGATGCGAGTCTTTGACAAGGTGACACGAGGCAGTGGTGGCGTTGTTGTGATTGATGCATCAGGCTCAATGAACTTCACGCACGAGCAGATTCGCAAGATTGTTGAGAACGCCCCCGGTGCAACTGTCCTGTCTTATTCAGAGATGAACGGCAAAGACACTCCCAACGCTTATGTGCTGGCTGACAAGGGTCGCATGGTCAAAGACCTACCGACTCAGGGTTCAGGCAACGGCGTTGACTTCCCTGCACTTGAATGGGCAGTGAAGAATCGCCAACGCTCTAACTCTCCGATTATTTGGGTGACAGACGGTGGAGTGTGTGGAACCAACAGTGGATTCCACAACTCGCTTGCGATGCAGTGCATCAACTTCTGCAAGAAGCACAACATTGTTGTCGTGCCATTCGTTGAAGAGGCAATCTCTGAACTTCGCAAGATGAAGAACGGTGGAAAGCCTGAATCACAATATCCTGCAATGCTTCGCATCGCTTGGCAAGAATCAATCGGAACCGAACTTCCTCTCCGAGGATAAAGGATTCGTACCCGGTGGGGCTTCTTTCTCTCCACCGGGTACGGCCACTCGCATTGTGATGGGTCGCTCGGCCCTTATGGGTTCTAGTTCCTTCCCCCCAAGGTTGGCGACTCATCATGATGTCGATATCATTACTACTTACTTACTAGAAAAGAGAAACACATGGAAAAGCTTCATGCTTTTATCGGAGACGCAACTCATCAGGACTCTCCTGACGGTCTCACTCAATTCATCGTTATCGCTGAGGACGCCCCAGTGGAGATTGTTGAAGAGGCAATGGAAGACAGTGAGGACGCAATCGTGCGCACTGTAGACCGAGCCACAATGGACTCAATCGCCAAGAGCATTGAGATGAGCGTGGACACCCATGGCATGGGTGACGGATACCTTCTTGACCTGACAGACGATTACGTCTGCATCAACGAGTGAGCGAGCCTGCAGGCTTCTTCCGAGACACCCTACCCAGAGCCCTAACGAACACTGCGATACCGGCAACGGCAAAGCAGTTGACCAGGGGCACGTTATTCTCGAGCAGTCTTATAACCACCCAGAGCATCAGGCCATATGCAGCCGATGTCACAATAAACCCGAGCACGCCGGCGATGGCCACTCCCAGTAAAAAACCAGTTATTTGCTTTTCTTCTAATTCTTCATCAGAAGCTGGGATAACTCGATGCTTATTAATCGACGGTGGTGGAAGAAACAATTCCGACCTTCTCAACCGGTCATCCTTGCGCATCGATATCTCGCACAATCTGATGAACACGCTGACGGCTCAAGTCAAACTCGTCCGCAATCTGGCGGAGGGATTTTCCGGCCGCACGCATCTCAAGAATCTGTTTATTCCGATTAATGTCAGTGGCCGGTCCTGGACGAAGAGGTCCCCATACCCATCCCGCGACGCTCGAGAGCTCTCGCGCTCTTTCTTCAGAAAGTTGATTTTTACGGAAACGTTGCCTGGTGTAGCCAACCCAAGCTCCCAGATTAATTCCGGAATCTTCGAATTTTTCGATGTGAGCTGCCGGCACGTGGGTGTGTCCCTCTCGAATAGCAAATTGTCGAAGGGCCCCAATGTATGTTTTGAAACGAGTGGTGTTGTCCATAGTCGAGACACTAATACACAAATAAGCCATTACGTGGGAGCACGCTTTCATAATGAATAGTGAATACAGATACAATCCAATAAATAGATATTGTCAATTTGGCAGGAAGACCGAGGTCCCCGTGGGTGACGACGATTACAGTAAAAACTTTGGTTTCGAACAAGGCGAAGAGCTCATGAACGAATTAAACGATTTTGAAGGAATTTCCCCAGAGCTAGCCAGAAACATGCAGGCCGAGCTAACCCAGGCCCTCCGTGGTTCGGAGAATATTCTAATTGTTGGGACTGAAGGCCAGAGAACAATAACGATTGTTATTGCTCCCCGTGCAGTTGTCGGGAAAAGGGGCCCAGTACTTATTCCAACTGCAGACGAAAGCCGGGTTGTAGCTATGGTGGCAAAAGAGTTTATTGAAAAATGTGCTCTTGTTTGCCAAGACATGGAAGACCAGGACGGGGCTCAGGAGAAATGGGAGCAGCTCCTCGAGTTCTTTTTTGAAAAAACGCTAGAATTAGCTGAAGACGGCGGCGGCGGAACTCTGGAAATTCCAGACTTTATCCCTGAGGAGGGTTTTTAAATGACGGTGGTGGAAGAGACTTATTACGAAGAGCCGATTACCTGGGATGAAGCTGCGGCCGCGGTTGTTTTTACGATTTTCTCATTTAATCTCCTAGCTATGAATAAGCTGGAAGATATGCGCACGCAGCTGGATTACATGATTTCCAGAAATGTAGGAATTTCCCCAGACGCCTGGATGGCCCCCGAAGAAATTTCGGATTTTTGGAAAATACTCGCAGCGGTTACACGTGCTGCGGCCGGCGACTCAGGAATTGAATTTTTCGGAATTAATCCAGAACGTGCACTCGACGGGGAAAATTTGGAAAAAATGGTTAATAACATCGCCGGCCTCGTAACGCGTAAGCAAAGAGATTACGGAAGTGACAATATTATGCGATTTGGAAGACTGGGACTCCTAGTCCGAGTACATGACAAAATTGCAAGATTAGAGAATTTAGCAGCGCGCGGCACAGCTCCCAACAATGAATCGGTTTCTGATAATTACATGGATGTAATTGGTTACTGCGTAGTCGCGATAATGTTCGAACGCGGATGGTTTACGCTGCCGCTGCAGGAAATCAAATAAATGAGAAAAAGCAAAGGTCCCCAGGGGAGTGATAAGAGTCCGCCACCTACAAACCCGTTACAGAAAGCAACTTCACTCAACCCCAGGGAACCCCGCGACACTGCACGCAAAGGAAAGGGTCTCGCTATGCAGCAGAGAAACAATACCACATCCACAGCCTGTGGATAAGAAACTTTAAAAAACTTGCCCGTGCGAGTTGACGGTGGTGGATGAAGCTGCTACAGTTCTCCTCGCTCGGTCCTTCGACCAACATAAGAGTGACGTCACATCTACAGCCACCTGATTCAAGTTCGCGGAAAATTCCGAGGGCCTACTTTGAGTTTGCCAAAAATGGTTTAACAAAAAGCAAAGGTTCCCCCGGACCCCCTCCAAAGGGGTTTTCCCCTCTATTTGTTTCAGGTTAACTAAATTGACATTGCTTACTAACTTGTATCAAGTTAACTTGAAAATTAAATTCTCAATGAGACTTGACAAAACCTTTCACGGGGATTAGAATAATAAGATGCTAGAAAAACCAAAAAAATCTCGAGGTCCAGCTAAAAAAACGCTTGAGAAAAATGCTGCAGCTAAAAAGGTTTCAGAAGAACAAATTCTCGAAGTATTTGAATTCTGGCAGCTAACGTTTAAAAGGCGCAGCTTGGCAGTTCTGGACCATGCCAGAAAGGTATTAATCGGCAGCGCTATCTACCACTATGGAGTAGACGTCGCGAAAGATGCAATTACTGGGTGCACAAAGTCTGACTTCCACATGGGCCGCAATAAACAAAATAAGAAGTACACAGGTATAGAGCACATCTTCAGAGACAATGCACGTATTGAGGCAATGTTAGACAAGCTCCCTCGAGACGAGTCACCAGACGAAGAGCCAAATTGGTAAATATTAAAAAAATACGGGTAGCTTCGGCCGCACGTTCAAACGAAAACAGGAATATGAGCAAAAACAAGAATAACAAGAAAACGTTTACCGCGCAGCCGTACCCGCTGTACGCCTGGGGCATGTGGGTTGAATCTGTCTTCGACGATGACTTTACGAAGATTATCGATTATGACTTCAACGTCGACCGGTTAACTATCGTGGGATGGATGCAGGAGGGGGACGATGTCACGCCCATGGTCTCGAGTCTCATCTGCGGCATTATTCCACTTTATGCATTTACTGGGAACCCAGAGCTCACACGTGTCGACTACACGGGCCCCTGGGCAGACGTCCACGAAGAGTTCGTCTTGGTTGAGATTTCAATGGCCGAGCCAGCACCCGAAGTATTCGAGGCAACAAAAGATTATTACGGGATAACCCAGAGGGCCAGTAGGGTCAATAAGAAACTGACGGTGGTGGAAGACAGTGCAGCAAAACAATAAGGAACAATATATCGCGATGTCTAAATACGGAAAAGAAGATTATCCAGGGCAGGTTCAGATAAATCTAGCCAAAAGTTTAGAGGAGGTTGCCATCCTTTTGTTGGTGGCATTACAAGCGGCCGCGAAATACCCAGAAAGGGTCAGCGAGACTGAAGTGAACGAACAGATTCAAGAACTGCTCCATAAGGGAGACTATGATGCTCTCGCTTACCAGGGACTAAAGTGGATTCAAAAGGTAGACAGTGAATAAGTTCGAATGCGAAGAGCTAACCAGAATTGCTTACGCGATGTACAACCTCCAGATTCTCATTTCGGACGAGAAACATATCTTCCGTTCTTGGTTCGCCATGCTCAGCGATATCGACTACGACGTAGCTAGCGAAGCTTTTAACGATTTAGCGATTTATGCTAATTTCCTGCCGCGGCCTGGGGAAGTACGCCGCAAGGCCATCGACAACATAACGGGCGGCGAAAGTCATCCAGATGCTGCAACAGCATGGGGCATACTCCAGGCTATGCGTAAAGCCACAGAGGGAGGACAGTTCTACCAGGGGGAGAGACCAGAAGCGATGATTGAGACCATGTCCCTCTTGGGAGGTTCGGCTAACGACTTGCATACCAACGGAGATAGGGAAACTTTTGTACGGGTATATAATAAGGTGGTAGAAAAGTTGGAACAAAAGAAGTACAAGAAGACTAGTAACCTGACGGTGGTGGATGAAGATGCCTAAACCAGAATACCCAAACAAAAAGAGGTAAACAAAATGAAGTATCTTATTGGTACCCTACTTATATTCTGGACATTTAAATCCAGAGCTATTGACCCTCTTAGTAAAGTAACGCTCTACACATTGATTGCCGGTATCGTGTACTATCTTCCTTGATGAAGCGCAATCCAGGACGACCAACCGTAATACCAACCACACCCTTTACTACCGTAACAATCAGGGTAAGTAAAGAATTCAAAGAAAAATTAATTCAGCAAGCTGATGCTGTTGATTTAACTCTTACTGATTATTTAATTGCTCTCGTAGAGAGAGACAGTGCGTAAGCCTCAGAAGTCCCGTCAGCCCGACAAGTGGTCCGAGATACATGTACGCCTGAAGGGTTCGCTAAAGAACGAGCTGATTGACTATGCTCGCCGGCATGACCTATCCGTCGGCCAGATAGTTAATTACGCGATATTCCTATTACTCCAGGAAGACAAGGGAATCCCTGCTCCCGGTTCCCCGCAGTTCTCCCTCCCCACGATGGAGGAGTCTATTGTTGCCTATATGAAGGGCGAGACCTTGCTGCAGCCCTGTGGACAAGTGAGTTGCGAAAGACAACTAACCGAATTAGATGGCATGAGTTTTTGCACCACCTGCAATATTCGCATTTTGTAATTTGTATTTGTATTTTTGGAATCTGAAAATGTGCCGCGAAAAGAAGTTTTCCGGCCCTTTTTCAAGAACGTTCAGGGCTAGAAACCCCAGAGCTCTGAAACAATAAATCGGAATTCTGAAAATCTCGCACCCCTATCCAGTCCCAAATAATCCTCACCTGCAAGTTGCCAGTCAGGAAACCTCTCCCTATACTTCTACTCGCCCATCCAGTAGATTCTAATTCACCACACAAAAAGGCTGAATTGCTAACGGTTGTCTATTGGGTGGGCCTTTGCATTCAGTAGCCCGTAATAACAAACAAGAACACGATTAACAAAGCGACTACTGCGACCATTATCTTGTCAACCATTAGTGCCCCCACATCTGTGCAAGAGTCGGTCTAGTAGGTTTAACCCCTCTTCGCCTCTGCTCTGCAGCCAACTGTCTACTAGTCAATCCTGCCCATACTCCATGCATATCTGCTGCCGGGAACTCAAGTGCATACTCTAGGCACTGAGGCTTAACAGGGCAATTACTACATATCCTTCTAGCTTCCGCTATGTAGGTAATGTCCTTATGTTCTTTGGGGAACATTAGGTTGGTTAATCCTTTGCAAGCAGCATAGGGAAACCAGTCTTTTCTGCCAATATACAATCCCTCTAACGGTTGACTATTATTATTGCTAGATTTTTCTTTGGCCACTATTGTGTATCCTTTAAATAGATTTGTATTAATTACAGCACACTTAAATACACAACCTTGATACGGTATTAGTAAACTCATTTGTGTAATACTTGAGTTATGCCAGTTATCTACGGACACCCACAAGAACCAATAACCAGTTCCTCTAATGACATAAACCAATACACAAAGTGGTTTCAGTTAATGAACATGGACTTTGAGTTACTACATATCGGTAATAGCTGGATGTGTAACGCATGGTCACGAGAGAAGAACTCAGTATTGGTATCTGGTTCGGGAACGAAAGAAACCGTTGCTGAGGCTCTACACGCTTGTTACTCAGACATACGGTCTCTAGCTAAGTAGGTTGTTTCTCCCCTATGGGGATTCCTAGGGTTTTCGAAACTACATAGCCCCTTGAAGAAGGGGCCGTTTGTTATTCAGGGTCTTTATTTGAAGACTTCCGGTTGGGGGCTTCTTGGACGAAAGTCTGTAAAGGAGCACCCGTATAAGGG